GATGCAGAAGCAGCAGCTCAAGCAAGATCAAACTCCATGGTCCCTGGACCACGGAACATGTACGCTGGTGGCCAGCTAGTACAAAACACGATTGATGGATCACGGCCTGGGTATAATGGTAATGTAAGAAAAGGTCCTACAGCACTAGCTATTAATGAAATAATTAAAAACCAAACTGTATTTGAAAATAGAGCAGATTTAAGAGATAAGATTAAAACTAAAATAGGTAGAGATCCAGGTGTGATGCGACCTGCAAGATACCCTGATTTAAAAAAAGCAAAATATAAAGATGAAATGAATCTTGCTAAGGCAAAAAAAGCAGAGCAAGAAAGATTAGAAAAAAATAGAAAAGAATTAGCTGAAAGAAGAGCAGCCGGTCAAACGACTAGGCAAATTAAAGCAAGGAAAAAAGCTGAAAACGAAATTTTAAGACAAAAACGAGAGGCTGAAAAAGTAAAAGCAGATGAAGCAAAATTACCAAAAAATATTGCAGAGTTAGATAGACCTTTAACAAAAGGTGAAAGGATAATTTTAAATAAAAGCTATGACAACATATTTTTAGAAGAATTTAATCGTTTAAAAAATGAAGGGGATTTATTTTCTAAAACAGATTTAAACAGAGCTGTTATTAATAGAATAGCTGATGAAAACCCAACCATTGATTTAGCAAGTGGTAAAGGTTTAGATAAAGTATTTAATGGTGATGAAAATCACAAATCAATGCATGAAAGAACAGATGGGGGTAAAACTTCCCTACTAACTAAAAAAGACATTCAAAATTTTACAACTAATACAAATGCTCTTGGTTATACTAAAAACCAAGATAAATTATTACAAGCCTTATTAAAGGGCACCACTGACTTTGATGATTTAATGGTTGAACTTGGTTTTAATGAAGGAAGATTAAACGGAAATGTAAATAAGTTAATGAGAAATTTAGCTCAGACTGAAAAAAGTAGACAACCTTTATTTTTTAAAAAATATAGTGATAAAGAATTAGAAAAAGCAAGACAAGCAGTATATGAATCGCCAACACTTGAAAGTGCTTATCAAAGAACAGCTTTACAAAGTATTTTAGCTTCAACTGTAGAAGGATCTAAACAAAGAAAAGATGCAATAAATAAACTAAAAGAATTTAATAAATTTAAAAAAGTTATGGAAGATAACGGTCTTTCAGGTAAATTAGTATCTTTAGACCATGCTGCATCTTATAGAGCTATTAAAAATGGTAACATAAAAAATTTTTTAGCTATGACACCTATTATGTCTGACATTAATGCAGTTAAATCTACATTTGATAGAAGATCACAATTAAATTTAAGAAGAATGCAAGATGCAATAAATAGTGGTGATAACGCATCTTATAAAAAATTTTTAAAAAACCAAACGGAGTTAGAAGGTATTTGGAAAACCATGACTGGAGATCAGTCTACTTTGGGTAAAATTAGAATAGGTGCAACTGGTAAGAAAAAAGGTGTAACTAAAATATTTGATTATGGAGCAACAAGTATTTTGGATAAAAATAAAAATTTATTAAATGAGTTGGGTGATAATTTAGTTATTAGAGAAAATATTGTTAAAGCTTCTACTAAAGCAAATTTAGATGAAGTGTCTAGAATAATGTTTGAGGGAAGCGCTGCTGAAAAACCTAGAACAAGTAGACTTCCTGAATCATTTAAAAATTTAAACAAACCTGAAATGTTTAAAGCAGAAAATCAAATAAGAACTTTGTTAGCAAATTTAGGTTGTCCTAAAAGTTTACAAAAAGCATCAGGTGGTAGAATTAAATATAGTAAAGGAACATCGTGTACAGCTAAAGGTAGACAGGTTATAGAACAAGGATTAAGAAACGGTTTTAAAAATGCTGACGACATGTCATTAGCGCGAGGTATTTTAAAATCAGGTAGATTTTTAAAAGACGCTGTATCGCTTAGAGGTTTGTTTGGTCCAGCAGCTTTAGCATTTACTGCAGCAGCAGAAGCAGGAATCGTGGGCTATGATATGTTATCAAGTGGTAAATCATTTAGAGAAGCGGTTGGTGATAGTGTATTTAATTATATGTTAGGAGATAAAACTAAAATAGATTCTGTAGAAGAAAGAAACAAAAGAATGATAGAAGAGGGTATGACACCAGAACAGATGGGTAAAATTGGAGCTATGGAATCGGCGTTAGAAGAATTAAATATGTTTGGTTCGCAGTTTGATAAACTTGCTACAATACAAAAAAATAGAGATGCCATTAGTATGAGTCCTGAAGATGCTTTTAACGAAAGCGCTTTTCAATTAGATTTAGATAGGCAGGAAAACGAAGCTTTACAAAACATTCAAGATTTTAATAGAACAGGCGCACCACAAAGATTACAAAACATTGATTTTGCAGGTGGATTTGAAAATTTAGCAGAAGGATTAAGAAGAAACGAACTTGCACAATTACAAGATGCTGGTATAGGGAAAATTTATCAATCTAGATTGGGTGATGAAAAAAGAACTGCAAGAATAAGAGAACTTATGTTACAAAATCCAGATGTAAGAAATTATATGGGACCGTATCCAACTAATTACGGATTTATGGAAGGAGGCATAGCTAGTTTAAATGTCAAAAAATAGAAAACAACAAACTAAAAAACAAACAAATACACAAAAAATAGCTAGCGTTTATAACAATCCAGCTTTTAAATGGTGGTCAGTTCCACCTAAAAAAGGACCATTATCACAAGGGTTGAAATTACCATCAAAACAAGTTAAGAAAGTCTAGGAGAACATATATGGCAGAAATAGATAAAGGTCTCCCTAACGTAAAACGTCCAGAAGAAGTTGCAGAGGAAGTTGAAGTTAAGGAAATTGAAGAAACACCAAAAGGTCCAGTAGAAATTACAGAAGACGAAGAAGGAGCAATAGTTGATTTTGATCCTACGGCAATGCCTATGCCAAATGAAGTAGATCACTTTGCAAACTTAAACGAATTACTTCCAGAAGATGATACCGACATGATCGGTAATCAATTACAAAATGATTATATGGAATATAAAATGTCTCGTAAAGAATGGGAGCGAGCATACATTACTGGTTTAGATTTATTAGGATTTAAATACACAAATAGAACAGAACCGTTTCAAGGAGCTTCAGGTGCAACACACCCAGTTCTTGCAGAAGCTGTTACACAATTTCAAGCTTTAGCTTATAAAGAATTATTACCTGCAGATGGACCAGTTAGAACTATGGTTATGGGCAAGTCTGATCCACAAAAAGAAATGCAAGCACAAAGAGTTAAAAATTTCATGAACTATCAAATCATGGATAAGATGCAAGAATATGAAGCTGACTTTGATCAGATGTTATTTTATTTACCACTTGCAGGTTCTACATTTAAAAAAGTTTATTATGACGATTTATTGGGACGAGCTGTTTCTAAGTTTGTTCCAGCAGATGATCTTGTTGTTCCGTATACGGCTACCTCATTAGACGATGCGGAAGCAGTCATCCATGTTGTCAAGATGTCAGAAAATGATTTAAGAAAACAGATGGTATCTGGATTCTATTCTGACATCGAATTGACAAAACCAACGGGCACTATAACCAACGAACTCGAAGAAAAAGAAAGAGAAGTTGAAGGTGTCACAAAATCCCAAAGAGTAGATCCTTTGTATACAATTCTAGAATGCCACGTTAATCTAGATTTGGAAGGATTCGAAGACCTTGGTTCTGACGGAGAGCCAACGGGAATAAAATTGCCTTACATCGTTACAATCGAAGAAGGTAGTAGGAAAGTTTTGTCTATTAGACGAAACTTTGCGCCCAATGATCCC